GAGTCAACAACCTTTGTAGGTTGGAACCCTATGTGTGTCCCTACCATGGATTACATAGTATGGAAACTACAAAACCGTGAGAAAATTATTAAAGGAGAGATCTACTAATGCTGAATTACAAAACTGCTGGTGTTGATGTTGTTGCTGGTAAAGAATTTGTCAGTACAATTGAAACTGATGTAAAATCAACCCATCGTTCCGAGGTGATCGGTAAGTATGGTGGGTTCAATGGTATGACTAGGATTCCCAAAGGATATAAAAATCCTGTGTTGGTATCTGGTGCCGATGGTGTAGGCACTAAGGTTAAACTTGCCAGAACTATGTCACATGATGGAACCTTCGGATACAATCGGAACATTGGTATCGACTTGGTTGCCATGTGTGTCAATGATGTCATCACTTCTGGTGCTGAACCTTTATACTTCCTTGATTATATTTCAACAGGTAAACTGAATCAAGAATCACTTCAATATTATATTGAAGGTATTGTAGAGGGGTGTAAACTTTCTGGGTGTTCACTGATCGGTGGTGAAACAGCAGAGCATCCAGTAATCGTAGGATCAACACCACTTGATGACCTTGCTGGTTTCTGTACTGGTGTTGTAGAAGAGGAACTGATTGTTGATGGTAGTAGTATCTGTGCAGGCGATGTTATTATTGCTATTCCCAGTAGTGGATTGCATAGTAATGGATTTAGTTTGATTAATCGTATGCTATTCCATCAAGTAATCTATCTGAGAGATCATCTAGAACTACTCACACCTACTAGGATCTATGCTAAGGAGGTGAGATCAGTTCCAGGTCTTGTAGAAGGTATGGTGCATATCACTGGTGGTGGACTGCCTGATAACCTACCACGAGTCCTTCCAGAGGGTCGTAGAGTCCGTATAGACTATCGTAGTTGGGAGATCCCAGACATCTTCCAGATGATCCAGAAGGCAGGTGAGTTGAATGATGCTGAGATGTTCCATACATTTAATATGGGTATTGGATTCTGTATGATAGTGAAAGATTATTATGTTGACCGTGTGTGTCAGACGATTACAGATTCTTGGGTGATGGGTGAGGTCTTATGATAAATAATACATATCGTCGCCGCTAATAGTTCACTGGCAAAATCCAGAGGACTGTGCTATACTACGAGGGTCAATCGACCCTCTTTTTTTATGAGAAAACAACTCATTGCTCTGATTGCTGGACTGTCCGTAACCGCAGCACCAGTATTAGCAGACCCAATTGGACCAGAAGATTGGTTTACCCCACATGCTATGGGGTGTATGCTCCTGGGTGAGTGTACTGATGATGTGGAACCTATCTGGGGTATTGATTACTTGGCGCAGGAATATCCTGAATCAAACTGGAATGGAGTTGCCGAAGAGTTTCAACGCATGTTGAATGCACTTACTATGATTGATGTGCAAGTTTATCTTGCTGATGAAAAGTATTTTGAAATAGGACATCGTGGTGTCTATCATACTGTGAGCAATACTTTCTATCTCAACCGAGCATTTATGTCACACCCATCAACGCTGATGTCAGTCATGCGTCATGAAGGATGGCACGCTGCACAAGATTGTATGGCAGGCACGATTGATAATAGTATGATTGCTATCATCAAACCAGAAGAGGAAGTGCCAATGTTGTGGCGTGAAATGGTGGAGCGTACCTATCCAGAGTCAGCATGGCCCTGGGAGAAGGAAGCAACCTGGGCAGGTAAGACTGAGCACATGACTATGAAAGCACTAGAAGCATGTGAGCGTGGTCGTATGTGGGAGGTATATGAACCAACACCCATGACAAGAGAGTGGTTGGAAGAGAATAAATATATCGTAAAGTAAACTAAATATGGTCGCTGGTAATCCTTGTTATACTACATTCCCACCCTCTCTCCCTGAGAGGACTACGAGTGCTGCGACCTTATTCATTAAACCTAGGACGGGTGTAGTACCACCTATCCTTCCACCAGAACCTGGGGCACAGGTAAGACTCACAGTCGGATCATGCTATGGTCCTGAGTCACCTCTCCCTAGCGTTGGTGGTAATATATACTATCCTCGCGCAAGAGTTGGTATTGTTGAACCCGCAGAACCAGTGTTACCTGGTTCTGATATTAGAATTACTGTTGGTAACTGTTATATTCCTGGGGAACCACCTCGTGTGGTGGTCCCACAAGCACCAGATTCTCCTTCTGTTACTATCACAAGGCCGAGAGTAGGTGTAGTTCCTAGTCCCCCTGCTGCACAACCAGGAGATTTAGTTAGAGCGATTGTTGATAATTGCTATGGTCCAGATCAGTTACCTTTGGAACCCGACACTGGTCCATACATACCTAGACCCAAACCTGCTGTTGAGGTGGTAGCAGTACCTCCTGGTGCTGCTGATTTCATTAGACAGATTGTTGATAATTGCTATGGTCCAGATCAAGATCTTACCCCTGATCTAGGTCCATATTTTCCAACACCAAGAAAAGGAGAGGATGAACCCCCACCAGATTCTCCTGCTGGTGAAGCCATTCGGGCAATTGTTCAGAGATGTTATCCTGCAATAGAACCAGACCCTGATCCACGGGAACCCGATCCAGATGACGGTGGACTAATTACTATTTTTCCAGATCCACCACCATGGAAGTGGTTGTGTGAACTGTTCCCTGATCTACCCATATGCTCACTTGACTATGGTCCTTTTACACCACCAGACGATGATCGTGGTGAGATTCCTGTCATTCCTGAGGGTAAGGACTGTGCTGAGGTACAGTTTGGAATACGAAACGGTACAGTAAAGAGACATAAATTTCCTCAGAAGAAGAATGAATGGAAGATTATATCTGGTCCTCGGAAAGGTGAGATTCTTTATTGTAAGATGACACCTGATGAACCATCACCAGTGACACCATGTGTTAAAGATTTCTTAGATTGTTTATTCAAACCATATGCTACTGGTACATACAGGACACCTCCTGTATCGTGTGATACTTTCTACTTCCGTGGTCAAAACTCCACCAGTAAAGAGATATGTGTTGCGAACTGTCAGGGTGAACGTGTAGCAGTCTATGAGTATATCCTAGGCAGTCAGTCTGCTAAGAATGTGATGTTGAAACCAATTAGTGGAGACATTAATGGTAGTGGTGGTTTCTCTAAGCACAATCTTCGTGTTGTAACAACGGACTCGTCTGGTAACTATACTGGCAGAAAAGTACGATGCGAGGCAGGTGCTAGGTATTTTACTAATGGTGCTGTGCAAACATACACCGCCAGTATAGGTGGTGCCAGTGTTACCTTTAAGGTTGATCCTCTTGTGAGTGGTGGTGATATTGATAGTAACTGGTGGGTTGAGAGTTGGTCAGGATCATTACCTTCTATTGGTACCGAGACTAACTATACATTTAATGCAGGTCAAAGAGATTGTGTTGTCACCTTACAAGTGATTGGTGGTGCTGCGTCAGGTGGTGATCATAGGTATGGTCTTACACCTACACCAGATAAACCTGGATACGTTGTTAGTAATGATGGTGAACCTGTCTTCTACCTATTGAAGAACCCTGTTCCTGGTGCTGTTCCACTGTGGAGATACTATTCTAGTAGTACAGTAGACACATTCCTCACTATTAATCCTGGTGCTCCTGAGAGTAGAGGTGCGGGTGAACGTGCAACTATGGATGCGGCAGGTATGTCTGAGGGTGAGTTCCTTGGATATGCATTTGGACAGAAAGATAAAGCATCTTCAAGTCTGACTGAGAAAGAACGGATTCAAGAACTACATCGTTACTACAATGGTAATGGTGCTGATCTGAGTTGTGAATTTGATAGTAGTGGCGACGTTGTATGTACTGGTAGTGGTAGTGCTAAGTTGAAGTTAGAAGTATCTTGGGATGATAATCCAAGAACTGCTGGTACTGCTTTTGAATCTGTCTCTGCTTCTGGTCAGTCAGTGAATAGAGGTGGTGAGAGAGGGTCTGGATCCATGGTGATTGATGTCGTCAGCGGCACCAATACAATTACCTATGATAGATCTAATGCAAAGGGTGGCGGTATGTCACGTCAAGATAATAATAAAAAGTTATGCTTGAAAGACGGTGATGGTAGTGATTGTAATGCTAGTGTAAGAATTGGTGGTATTTCTGGTGGAGTCAACCCCAAAGATGATCACAAGTACAATATTATTAAGAGAAATAATACCGAGACACCTCCCGACTATCACCCAAGCAGATTAAGTTATCAAATTCCTAGCGATAACGAGAGTCCCTTCACTATTTCCTATCAAGTTTCTAAGGGTAGTGCAGCATATGAAAACTCATGGGGTGTGTGCATTACTAATAAAGAAGGTAGTCAGATCTACTGGTCCCGTGTGATCGAGTCGAATGCAACTCGAAACATTCCTATGACACAGTATCAGATACCAGTTGATGTGTTGAACACATATAGAAATAAAGAGATAGTATTCTTTTTGATTCCTGATGGGGGCGACAATGGTATCTCTGATAATCAGAGTGTTACATTCAGTTCCAATGGTAATGCATTTCAGAACAGTGCTTCCGTAGAAGACAACTGGGTATTTTTCAGCAACCACCTTATGAATCCTGATAAGAGGAACAAGGTTAAGTTCCATGGAAATCATGAACAGTGGTGGGAAGATCTTCATGGACCAGATAGTGATGAAGATTACAATGACTTCAAGGTGACCTATAAAGTTGGATGGGTTGGTAGTGAATGGGTGTATGAAGGTATTGCATGTTATGTCTTTGGAGAAGATGCACCACCTCCGATCATGATTCCTATTGTAGTTAGAGAGAACTGTCAGGATCCATTGTTCAATAAGAACTTCCGTGATGGTATGCTCTTGCGTTCTGAGTGTGGTCCTAGGACACCACCCAATAGTAGTACCGTTAACACACAATCATTGACAGGTAAATGTAGTGGTGAGTATACTCAAAGTCTTAAAAGAGTACAGAAGGTTAAAGCACAACGTGGTGCTAGGTTATCTCTAAAAGCATTTGGTAGTATCATTCGATCGCCAGAGATTGAGGATATGAGATTCAAATATAGATTGTATAAAAATAATTCTATTATACATGAAGATTCTATTCTGGTTGGTGATTGGCCAGTTGTTGGTTCTACTTTAACCGACTTTCAGGTGTCCAAAAATGATGTTATTAAGTTTGAGATTGCTACCATTCAAAGAGGTCCACGGTCAGGTCTTGCCTCATTAGGATTCGTTATCTTTGATCGCGATGATCTTGTGTTTGAAAAACCATGGAACATGGACCTGGGAACTACTCCTGTTACTGGTGAAGTAGAACAAAGGTCAGAAGTTACTTCTGAGAATCCTAGGGTTGGAACTCAAACGGGATCATCAATTACCACAGGTGGTCGTATTAAGAAGATGAGTATTCGTCTTTGGGATAGTCAGAACAAGGCATGGTCTAAAAAGGTAACCGTCTGGGACAATGGTCAACTCGATACTAATGGTTCTAATGGTCAGTCTGCTGAATGGGATGATATCTACTATGCAGGTGAAGATTGGTATGAATCGGGTGGTAACGAAGGATTCTATGAGGGTGGTAGCAGAAAACGTAGAGGGCATATTCTCAGTAGTAACATCGATAGTAAAGGATCCTTTGTCGATTCACCTATTATCTCTGATAATCGGGGGATCTTCTACAACGGATTGTTTGAGCATGGTAGAGGGTTCCTATGCAAACCAGCATCGAATGTGAGAGGTGACCTAAGTAGGTACGCTCACCTATCTAACACTCATGGATTCATGGGGTGGTTTGCTAACTCTGGTATCACTGATGATCTATTCTTGGAAGCAGTCGATGACTTTGATGAATACTATGCAAAAGGTATCAATGATTCTGGTACTCAGGACAACTATCCTAGGGGGGTTGCAGTATCGAGCAATGGGCAGTATAGTAAGATGTCCTTCATGCATGATTATGTTTTAGGTGAATTTGATTCTGAGGAATCATTCCAGGATGGTTCTACTTCCCGTCCAGCAGGTAAAGTTCGTATTGCTTTTTGGCCTTACACTTCAAAGTCAAACCTTGCTGACTCATCTGAACCTAGGTATGGTAATTCTATCTACTGGGGAGTTGGCGTTGAGTTGTTTGATCTACTAGATAGAGGTACATCATATTCCGTAGGTCAGTCTTTTGATATGACTTGGCCTCCCAATCAGAAGCAGAAGGACACCTATGGAGATGCTAATGATCTAGGTAACCCAACACCATTCTATCCTAGGGATAAGAACACAGGTGTTGACCTACCTAAGAGAATCAATAGCGCAACTATTGGTAATGACATAGCAGATAGGTATGAAAATACCTACGCTCCTAAGGAAGTTATCTATCAGGAGTCACATAACAGAGACTCTAATCTATGGTTTATGTGTCAGACTGACCGAAAGGTTAAACGCATCAAATTTAAAATTGAAATTGAGGAAGTTGAATGAGTAAAGGATTTAATGAACGGAACACTGATCGACAGATTGTTGATGGTGTTAAGAAACTCACAGGATTGCAAAAGATACTACGTAAGTATCCTAATGATTCTACGGGTCGTAAGAAGATGCTTAAACAATGGAAGAAGTATCACTATGGGTGGATGGGAGAGATGGATCGTCTTGAACAGTCTGCTGAGGATCTAGAAGATATCCCATTGGCACTAGAAGAACTCAAAGAAGTGATGCCTGACATGCCCACAGAACCTATTGAGATTGATCAGGTACCCACTGAGGAACAGATCACAACGATCCGAAATGCTATTGGTAAGGACTGAGGGTTGACAGAGGTTGGAGAACCTGCTATACTTCATAGGTAATCCACACGGTTGTGTTGTTCCTCTAACCTAACTGGCACAAGGGAAACCAATTTCAGCAATGTGGTATTATAAATAAACGGACTGCTTAACAGTCTGTAACAAACGTAGACACGTCGAGTCTACTATCATCTGTGGGTTAAACTCCACAAGTAACAAAGTAATTAAACAAAATGATCAAATCTGTATTCGCAGCAACTGCTGCTCTGTCCGTGTCCGCTGGTGCTGCTTTCGCAGGACCCTACGTTAACGTCGAGGCCAATTCAGGTTTCACGGGATCCAGCTACAATGGAACCGCGACTGACCTTCACGTAGGTTATGAAGGCGCTCTTGGCGAGAACGCATCGTACTACGTCCAGGGCGGCGCTACCGTAGTCTCTCCTGATGGTGCTGAGAGCGACACCGTTCCTTCTGGTAAGGCAGGCGTGGGTCTGGCACTCACCGAATCACTGGGTGCATATGGTGAAGTTTCTTTCGTCGGCAGTGGCGATGACAACATCGACCGTGGATATGGAACCAAATTGGGTGTGAAGTATTCTTTCTGATCTTTCAGAAAGTAAACTGATATATACAGGGGAGCATTGCTCCCCTTTTTTAATCTTTATTCATAATTATTATGGCAAATTCTCCTGGTGGTACCGTAATCTATACACGATCTGGTTGCCCCTATTGCACCAAGATCAAAGAGGTTTACAAAATGCGTGGGTGGACGTATACTGAACAGGTACTTGATCAAAACTTCACCCGTACTCAATTTAAATCTGAGTTCGGACAAGGTGCAACCTTCCCACAAGTTATGATCAATGGATCACGCATCGGTGGATGTACCGAAGCGATCAAATATCTTCGTGAAAACAACCTAATCTAATGAACGACATCAGCGACTATGAACTTTATGAAATCATAGAGAGGTCTATTGACCTTGCTATGACTCAGCATAAATTTGTATTCAAAATGTATCCATACTTACAATCAAACCAGTGGACTAGGCGACAGACTAATGTGTTTATCGAGTCCACGACTGCTGCTAACCTGAGTTTTACAGTGTTGGAGTTGGAAGACTACATCAAGGGGGGTGACAAGCAATTACGTGAAGCATATGGTCACCTTCCCAAACCAAAAGCACGTAAAATTAAGGAATATTTGTATAGTATTCTTGATGATGCATGGAGATACCATGCAGAACGTAAGCCAGGACGTAAACTAGGCAGTACGATCAAGAGGAACAAGACTAAATAATGTTACCTAGGGAGAACGACCATGGCAGATGCATCATTTCTTTACATCGCTTTCTTCCTAACAGTAGGAAGTTTTGCTTTGGGTTTCCTTGTATCATGGAACTTGAAGAATGTCTTTGACATTTGGGCAGAGCAAGCCGAATATGCCAAGATCGTTATGCATCCTGAGATGTATGACCAAGATGGACAGTTGACAGACCAGCCCCTCTACTACTTGCGCTTCCACGAGGAAGATGATATGATGTATGATGAAGACGATTGAGGTCTAATGATTCTTGTTGATATGAATCAGGTCTGCATCAGCAACCTGATGGTGTCTCTCACAAGTACAGATTCCAAAGTAAGCGAACGATTAGTTCGCCATATGGTTCTGAACTCTTTACGGTTCTATCGTAATAAGTTTTTCAAAACCTATGGCGAATTAGTTCTTTGTTATGACAGTAAGCATTACTGGCGTCGTAAAGAGTTCTCCTACTACAAAGGTACTCGTAAGAGGGACAGAGAGAAGTCTGCTCTCGATTGGAATGAAATCTTTGAGGTTCTTAATCATATCCGTGATGAGATCCGAGAGTTTCTTCCTTATAAAGTTATCGAAGTTGATGGTGCCGAGGCAGATGATGTCATCGCATCACTAGTAAAAGACCAAGCACGTAGAAACATCAGGTTGCAGAATAATATGCAACCACCACAGAAGGTGCTCATCCTTAGTGGAGATAAAGACTTCCAACAACTGCAACGGTATAAGTTTGTCGATCAGTTCAATCCTGTACAGAAGAAGTTTGTTGAATGTCTAGACCCTAAGAGATATCTTCTTGAACATATTATCAAGGGTGATAGGGGTGATGGTATTCCTAACTACCTATCCGATGATGATACCTTTGTTGCTGGTAAGCGGCAACGCCCATTGTCCAAAGTCAAACTTGCTAAGTGGGTTGAGTTATCTCCCGAACAATTCTGTGATGAAGTTACATCTCAGAACTATGAACGCAATCGTAAACTAATTGACTTTGAATTCATACCTGAGGAGGTTGATGCTAACATCATAAATACGTTTGAGACTGTTCCGACTCCTAGTAGGGGTCAGATGTATGTTTACTTTGGTAGACATGAGTTGAAAGAAATGCTAGACCACATCACTGATTTTTGAAATGAAATTGCTTATCTCTGAGATCCTACAAAAGGCACACAACGCTAAGACTAAGGCAGAAAAGATTAAGATCCTGCAAGACAACAACTCAGCAGCGTTGCGTATGATCCTCATCATTAACTATGATGAATCCATTGTGTCTCTCATGCCCGAAGGTATCCCACCATTCACAAAGAATGAGGCACCTATTGGTACTGAACATACTAATCTGATTCACGAATCACGTTTGCTTCATCACTTCTTCAAGGGGGGATCTGATATCCCATCCATCCGTCGCGAGAGAATGTTTATTCAAATGCTAGAAGGATTGCATCCTGATGAGGCAGAGGTACTGATCAAAGCAAAGGATAAGATTCTTGGCAAACGTTTTAAAGTTACTAAGACATGTGTCCAAGATGCATTCCCTGAAATTCAGTGGGGTGGACGCTCTTGAAGATCATACATGAAGACTGTGATCCATCTATTGCATTAGATAAGACTTTACCCTATACTGCATACCTTATTGAGTACCTGGTGGATGACATCAGTCACTATGATATTGCTATTGGTAATAAAGTTTCAGAAATGTTTGATCATTACTATGACAAGCATAAGAAAAACTTTGTAAACATTACACAAGCAGAAGGTAGAGCCAATCCAAAACTGTGGGGTGCTCCGAAAGTGGCACCACCACCTAAGAAGAAAAAATGAACAAGTCTATGTACACATTTGAACTAAATCGTAATGAGGAACCTGATGTTGATCAGGAAAGTCGAGAGTCGAAGGCGATGGCTGCTGCTGGTCTTACTGCTGTTGTAGGTATCATCTGCGCTCCCTTCTTAGTCTGGGTAGCATGGAATGTAACTATGCCTGCACTGTTCGGACTCCCTGCTATTGGTTACATCAAATCTGTCGGTCTGTATATTTTATCGCGAGTATTATTTAAATGAAACCACAAGTATGTTTCATCTCTGCCACTCCTGATGCAGAGAAAACTATTGGATACATTGCACGAGTGAGTAATCCTAACAACCAGGATAACCCAAAGGTTGCTGGACTATTGAAGTATTGTATTCAACATGGACACTGGTCTGTGTTCGAGCAAGCATCAATGACTCTGCAAATTGAAACGACTCGTGGTCTGGGAGCTCAGATCCTGAGGCACCGTTCATTCTGCTTCCAAGAGTTTTCACAACGGTATGCTGACTCGTCTGCCCTAGGAGATAAGATCTCCTTGCCTGAGTTGCG